ATCTCTTTGTTATTCTTGCAGCTAATCAAACTTGTGTTTCAGTATCGACCCTTTTGCGTAATCAACATGGACGGATTTGTTAAGAGATTTTACCCAGAACATGAAGCACCAGGAATTGAATTCAAGTCTGAGGGAGATTTGAAGTTTGGTACTTATTATGGAGGAGTGCTAAGAGTTTTTGATGGGCATGTGCAATCGTCGAGGAACCACTACGCTGTTCAAGAAATGACAGCAGCTGGTAAGCTAAAGGCTGTGCTAATGGGTACATCGTCTTCACTTGACGGGCTTACAAAGCAATATTTGACACCAGAAGGTATGGTGAATATTTCAACGGTGGCAGAAGCATTGAAGCAAAGTGCTGGGCTGCAGACCCAGGTCTGGTCGACTCATGTGAACCGGATGCAGCATTGGGGATGGGCAGATAATCATGTTTCTCTACTTGTTAATTTGTTGAGATTTAGTATATTGCTCAGAACTCAAGAGAGTAATGGTGGGAACCTAGACTGCTCGCTAGGTGTATACATGGATGGTCATGTAAATGTGGACATGGACCAGTGGTGGTCATCAGAGTATCCCGAGAAATATAAGATGGATACATGGCCAACGGGTACTGGAGAGGAGAATTACCCGGAATACGCGCATCTGACATCAACAACGCCTGATACTGATAGTAATGCGATTGACCTTCGAGGTCTAACGGCAGTTGAGGCTAATATTATTTTAATGATGACGGGTGCGTGGTCACGGAAATCACGGTGTAGGCTTGATTTTTCTACACCACGATTGACTGAATTGTTATATTATCGCCACGGTTCAACGATGACAGGGTTGGAATCTTGGTTGAAGGAAGAGCAAGGTGCTGAGATGCCTAAGATGCCAAACTGGAAGCAAGTTTGGTCAGCACTCCGTGCATACGTCGGACAAAATAGGCTGTACGATCAATTCTCAACAGCATTATACATAGTCAGCTTCTTAGCATATCAGTTTGTACCAGCAACAGCAGAAGCTTGTGTGTGGTTGAGTTTTGATTGGCAAATTGTTATGCCAGTATTTCATTCGATCAGGGGTAGATACGAGATTTTAAATGACGGAGAAGCTGCGTTGGTAAGTCATAGAGCAATAAACGAGTGGGGATTCATTAATGGTAAGTTGGAAAAGATAAATCTGATGTGTATGTTAGTTGCTCAGTGTTTCCAGACAGGATGTGCTGTTAGAGCTATGAGAAAGGGTCTGGAGACAGATCCACATGACTTATATTCTACAGAGACAGAGTTCTACTCAGCATCAAGTTTTATGTCAGCAGCTGTATCTGAGGCTACCAGGTCTGAATTCCCCATGCCAGGGATGGCGGGTATCTACCTAAGAACAGATGTAAGGTTTGATGATCCTGGTGAGTTCCAGATTATGACACTAAACACTAGTGAGAGGGGATTAGAAGGGTATGACACTGAAGTGATAGAGAGTAAGACTAAAGAAATAAAGAAGGTACATAAAGAGTTGAGTGATCTTGAAGGTAAAGAGAAGTATGCTGAGGCATTGGCAGAAATAAGTATGTTAAAACAGATAGCTGAAATAAAACTTCAAATGAAGAGCAGTACTCTGTCTTATCAAGAGAAGCTTGCTGTTGAGAATAAATATGTTGTTGAAACTGAAGTTGAAACGACCGTTAATTTGATAGCAGTTAAATGTGTTTGGGTACCTATGGCTGGGTCACCAGTTCTCGCTTTACCTTTGAACCCATTCCCATATAATAGCCCATTAACGCTTAAAGGTACAATTGAGCCGGCAATGGGATCTTTATCTAGGAAAGGGTTCAAAGTGTCAGCGGATAAAGCATGGCTAATTGCTAATTTTACAAGGTTATGTGGATATGACGTGTTGTTCAAACAACACGGTGAACAAGCCGGTCCATCAGACTACTTTGCTCCCAACAATGTAAATATGGTATGGCCGATATTAGCAACTGATGATGACCAGGACGAACCAATTACTATAACAGGGATGGAGGAAAGAGATAGGTTATTTGTCTCTTTGCCACCTATACATAACAAATTCTTTAGTAATCAGAAGTTAGAATATGCTATACAAATAAATAGGAAAGGTGTATGTATATATTATGACGCAGAGCGATCTGACATAACTGAATACGGAGGGGTAGTAAAGATTGCGAAGGATATAAACGTTACTATAAATACAGGAGAAACTGTACAGAGGCTAAGAGGATATATTACTAGAGAAGAGACGGGTTTTCGGTTTGTAGGAGGTGTTCAGGCTGGCGTGATCCCTCCACAACAGCTGGATCAAGGTGTGCCTGCTGCGGGAGAGGATTGAAGCCGTGGTGGGATCAGGCATTGGGGAGGACTGATGCAGATGAAATAACATTATTGAACACAATTCCTGTGCAAGGTGGTTCTCATAGGCCAAATAGCAGTAATAATAAGAATAAAGATAAAAAAGGAGAATTTGTGAAAACTGTGAAGCTGACCAAAGATAATATACCGGTATGGTGTAGTATAAGGAACAATAATATAACGGTGGTTGATAGAGCTAAGGCTAGATTTGTACTGGTACATGTGTCGTATGAAAACACACAGGGAGTGGGTGGTTTTGGTGCTCATAGGATAGGTGATGTGGTCGTTAATAGTCATGCCATACAACTTGATGATATGTGGCTTTATTATGTGTCAACGAGGGCGGAAGCAAAAACATTGCCTGCCATAATTCGGAGGGCAATGTCAGCCATGTATAGTCTGGTCGATGGATATGATTTTTCAGACGCGTCAGGTACAAGGTATTTAAGGAGAGAGTTTGATGTCGATAGGTATGTGGTGACCAGGGCTGGAAAGAATAATAAGCCAGTACCTGGTGAATTTAAGATATCGAAGGTGTCAGCTGAACACCATACTCATTATAGGCCTGAAGAGATATGGGAAATAGCAGCCAATTTCAGGTTAAAGATGAGATGTTTGAGTATATTGGTAGATAAGATGCGGAAGATTGAAGGGGTAACGGAAGCAATGGTGTCAACGTGCATGGCGTACGTACTTTTTGCAAGGCCCCAAGTAGCATATATATTTGTATCATCTAGAAGGCTGTGGGATTGTGAGAACGTTGGAGAGTTAGCGGTGACATTGAAATCGTTAGCAACGCCGTTAAAAAGTATGCATAACGGTGACCTGCTAGATATGACAGAAATGTTTGAATTAAACAGTCTGTTGAATCGGGGAATAGGTTCAGTTAACTGGGATGCCGAAAGGGAGCATAGGCAGGAGCCCAATGTCATAAAAGTTAGTAAGGCTGAAGTATATAAGCAAGCAAAAATAGTATTTAGTGAAGGGATCAATCATGGTTATAAATATAATAAATTAAGTCTTGATAGGTATTTAGAATCGAGATGGGAGTGGGTGCCGTCAGGCAGTGTGCATTCGCAGTACCCTGAGGACAGTCCTTACATTAAAAAAGAATATAGGCATCGTACTAAATTTGTGACGCTTAATAAAATGCCAAGAAGTCATATAGCTGGAATGTTCAAAAGGAAACCTGAGATACAAGCTTGGGCTAGTGTAAAATATGAATGGGCAAAAATGAGGGCAATATATGGTGTTGACTTGACGAGTTCGGTGATAACTAACTTTGCAATGTATCGTTGTGAAGAAGTATTTAAACATAGGTTCCCTCTTGGAGAAGAGGCAGCTGCAGACAGAGTGCACAAGAGGTTGAAGATAATGTTGAAGGATTCTGAATCTCTGTGTTATGACTTTGATGATTTCAATGCTCAACATTCGACGGAGGCTATGCAAGCAGTACTCGAGGCGTATTGTGACACGTTCTATTATGACATGACTGCGGAGCAGAGAGTAGCTATGAAATGGGTGTGTGATAGTGTGAAAAATACAACGATTCATAACAATGAGGATGGACGATGTGAAAAATATAACACAAACGGAACACTGTTGTCAGGATGGAGGCTTACTACATTCATGAACACAGCGTTGAACTATATATATTTTAAAATAGCTGGAATTTTTGAAATTGATGGAGTGCATGATTCTGTGCATAATGGTGATGATGTGTTAGTAGCGATTAATAATATAAAGACTGCTAATGTAGTTCATGAACGGATGAGGCTAATAAATGCTAGAGCGCAGCCGGCCAAATGTAATGTCTTTTCAGTAGGAGAGTTTTTGAGAGTTGAGCATAAATTGGACAAGGAAAAAGGACTGGGTGCACAATATTTGACGCGAGGAGTGGCGACACTAGTTCATTCTAGAGTAGAGAGTCAAGAGCCCACAAGATTATTGGAAGCATTGAAAGCAGCCACGACGAGATGTGAGGAGGTAGCACAAAGGTCTAGGTGTGGAGTGGACACTGCCGCGGCATTCTTAGATAAGGCCGTAGAGAGAATGTCTAACATATTCGGAGTGGAGAGAGAAATTTGTAATAGGGCAGTACAAGCTCATGTAATAGTAGGAGGTCCGATAGCAAGTAGAGAAGGTAAAATAGACTTTGAATACTTTGAGGACATACAGTATGAGGACGAAGAAAGAATGTCAGAAGAGATGAGAGAGAAAAGAGCTACAGTGAGAGAGTTAAACCCGGGTATATATGACTATTGTAGTGTCTTGTACAGTCAGTATGGTGAATTTGTTCCTAGAGGAAAGATTTTATTAAGTATCTTAGGTGCTACGCGGAGACAGCTCGCAATTACACGCAGAACGTGGTTGCGGGAGGTCGATGTGAGAGCCGAAGGTAGATACAAGTTCGGTAGGGCGTTATTTCGGATGTACCGTGGGATAATAGATGTACCTTTTATCGAAAAAGCAAGGTTTGTCGGCATTTCGCCGATAAGCATGATCAGTGACAGCAGCGCGAGATTAATCAAGCAATTAATTTCGCACGTAGTGGATGTAGATTACACACTGCGAGTATTGCTGTGAGCTGGTGAAAATAGTGTGGCA